TAGCGCCTGAACCGCTGGGCGGTGGCGGTGGCGGGGAAGCGTCGACTCCTGTTCCACCCGAGGAAGAACCCTTCGAGGAGCGTTTCTTGACGAGCTTTATCGACGAGATGGGCGACCCAAGCAAGGAAGTGATTGGAGCTATGGGAGTGGGTCGTGCTCTCGAACATGGCTACACCAAGGAAGATGTCATAAAAAAAGCAGCATTAGAGGGCGTCGGTTTCGGAGAGCAAGCAGCTAAATCTTTAGGTTTAAGTGACCTCAGTCAGTATCAGGGTTCCGGAGCAACGTCTGGAACTATCGGGCTCACCGCGCTCTCAGGAGCAAGGAGGGCAGGCCTAAGTGATGAACTAATTAAGGACCTGGCTAAGCAACAAGGTTTAAACTTTGGCGAAGGAGCGGCTTCTCAACTAGGTATCCAACAAGCTCGACCTGCGGCCACAAGTGGTGGCGGTGGTGGCAGCGCAAGCAATCTAAGTGGCTTCATTAATTTTGCTGGTGGCGGGAATGCAGGAACCCTCGGTTTGGAGGCAGTGAATAGGGCGCGAGCCCAGGGCATCTCGGATGCTCAGATTCGCCAACAAGCTGCAGCCCAAGGATTAGGTTTCGGTGCTGCTGCACGGTCATCTTTAGGACTGTAAACTTCGCGTGTTTGAACCATTAGTAAAAATGGCTTCTGTTGACTCAATCACAGCTTTTATCGGTCCTAACGGAAACGAAGGGACTATTGGGTATGAAGCTGTGCTAAGAGCACGCAACGCAGGCTTAACTGACGACCAAATCAAACAGCAAATTCAGGAAGAGAATTTGCACGTTGGCGTGAAAGCAAGGGAAGCTCTGGGGATCGTTTAGCTCCGTAAAGACGTGCGCTAACAAGACAGTCCGGGGTACGGTTCAAGCTGTACCCCTTTTTTATTGCAGAATGGCAGCCGAATGACGTTTGTTAAGTATTGTCTGATTCTCGAACGAGACAATCAAGAGATAGCACTTGATCTGACAGCAAACGACGGAAGCCACGCTCAGGCTCAGGCGTCCGATATCGCCAGGGCCTTAAAGGCTGATGCTTTCTCCCTGACCTATGAGGAGATTGCTCCCTGCAAAATCAGCGAGCTATTTAGAAGACTCGCCTACAGCGACTTCCCCAAGAAAGAATGCTGCCCCTGGACGGGTAGCTACACAAACGGAACGCCTGCCATATACGCACTCAAGAGAAGGTATTACGTGCGTAGGTTAATACAAGATTACTTGGACATCGGTAAGGATGTGTTTGTGATGAACAGTTGCAAAAGGAAGAACTGTGTGAACCCCTTTCACAATTCTTACAAGAACATGAAGGCGTCCAAAACCACTGGCGCCGACAAGGATTTAGCCTTAGCCTTCGCTAGCCAAGGCGTCCCTGTCAAAGAGATCGCCAAGGCGCTTAAAGTCCACACTTCAACGGTATACCGAATCCTCAAACATGAACGTTTTCATTCTTGGACTCAAAGTTAAAGATGAACCGCTCGAAGATGAAGGCACTGTGAACGTCAATGCGATTGCACTGCCCTCGAGTGACAAGAAGACGACCACGAAGATCTCTCTCGTGCAGAAAGCAGACCACTATGTGGGAAAGCTTCTGAAAGAACTTAAAGAAGACGAGACCTTCCTTGCGATCGGACCTACTAAGTCAGACCCCGACGGAATTCTGAAGATGCAACCGATCCTGATCGTCCGTAAGGACAACTGGGATGACTTGCTCGCCGTCAATCTCTTTCTGGCCACTGGTGGTCTCGGACCCAAAGCAGAGGAAACTCAACTCGGGGACGCCACTGTTACCAACAGGTCTATCGCCTGGCGCGAGGAAGAACAAGAGACTTCTTGGATGAAACTGAGCTGCTGGAACGAACTCTCCGGTCAGCTCGCAGAACTTCCACCCGGAACACCGACTATTGCTGTCGGTCGGGTCAGCACCTCGGAGAAAGAGGAGAAGAAGTTCATCAACTACGGAGTAGAAAAGATCGTCTACCTACCACGGACTCAGCGTTCCGCACCAAAAAAAGCTGCCGACCCCGAAAAGGGTCGCGTTTCGACTGCCGCTCTCGGTTCTCTGGATTTTTCGCTCTGATTCGTCATGGTTTTTATCGCAGGCAAATTTTCGGCTGATGAAATTCTCTGCCAAGTACCGCCGCACACGCTCCGCATCGATCTTCAAGCGCGTCGTTGGAAGTCCGACACTGACCCTGACGCGGCCATCGTGGACAGCAACGACAATGGTATCCCCATCGAGTTTGTCCTACTTGGGTTCACGCCGTTTTTTGGCAACCTTGGCATGCGCTCGCATGAGGAGTTTATTCGTATTAGTTACATCGGTGTTACACCTTCTCACCGTCTTCTTCCTCCACGCTGCGTTTGCACGAGCATCATTAGCGGTAAATCGAGCCAGAAGAACTTTATTTCGTTCTTCCAGACGCTCTACAACAACCGTATCAATGTTGGGGAGGTGATCACCAGCACCAAGTTCGTGCAAAAATCTTTCACTGAAAGGGACCCTGTGACGGGTGCTGACGGTGCCAAGATCAATTACAACGCTCTTGAATTTAAAGATCGCCCCGCACAAAGCGACGACGAGAAGAAACTCATTGAAGACATCTCGAACTGGCTGGAGTCGGATGGAGGAGAGCTGGTATCAGCTGCACTTCGTTCTCATATCCCCGGTGCGAATCTGGTTGAGCTTCCTCTGGGAGAAGATCACTCGGCACTGAAGGCCTCCTTTATCGAAGCTAACCCGAAGCGTCTTGAAGGAGAAGCTCCGGCTTCTCTCCAGTCTCTCCCTCCCACGGCAGGCGATCCTAAGAAAGCCAAAGCAGAGCCTCCTTCTGCAAACAAGAAGAGCGACCCCAAGGAGCTGACCGACGACCAGAAAGCGGCCCTCAAAGCCGCTGGGTTAGAGTTCTGACCTCCTTGCAACCGCACCCAGGGGGGAGGCGTCAGCCTCTCCTTTTTTTTGTCTACATGCTTATGAGGTCGCCGAAACAAGGGAGTTCGACATCATTTTCGATGCACCACTTGACGATGTTTTCAAGCAAAGCACCCCGAATTAAATAGTTGGCGTAAACTATGCTGAGCGCCTCAGCTGTTTCTTTGGTCTCAAGTAAAGCTAAAGAATCCTGAAACCTACGAAGCGCAAAATCTTGCTCAAGAGTCATGTAACTCCTCAGCGTCTCAACCATACTCTCCTCTGTCATGTCCTTCTATCAGGTCCCTAAATTTGTATTTGACCCTATCGGAAAGTCGGGTCACTGTTACGGAAACATTTTACTTCCTTCAGATTTCACAGGAGGCCTTAAAAAACAAGTAGAGAAGTACAGTATCGATAGTATTACTACTAACGAAGACCCTGACAATATTGAAGACCCCGAATGGTGGGAAGCTCAGAGAGGTAGGTTTGACTGGATCATCGCCATTACCCAGGGATTAGGCGATAAGACAAACTGGATAATTCAGTACGGTTTAGACGTAACACGACGCGGTGTGATCGTGCTCGATCGGTTGTCCCTGCTAGAGCCCACGAGGAAGCGAGAGTCGTTTCTTAAAGAAAGTAACCTTGTAAACCTAAAGATTCTCAGTCCTCGGCCATCTTTTCGTGCGGATAACAAACAACTAAAAGACTCTGTGACTTCTGCGTGGTTTGTGTTCTATCCATTAGGAGCAGCACCTACTAATACATCTATTGAATACGAAGTAGGCTGGCAGCAACCAAAAATCTTAGCCCCGTGAGCAAGCAGCTCTCTCAAAAGCTTGATCAGATCAGCGAGCTGCTCAAAGAGCAGAACATCAAACTGGACAAGCTTACCGGTCTGTTGGCTGGAAACCAGTTACTGACGGAATGCGTTGATTACCAAGGTAAAGCTCGGGGACCTGAAGAGTGCGCGGAGATAGTGCTCGAGGGATTCTCAGCAGCACTTTGCTTGATGTCTGAAATAGACCAGAGAAATCGTGAGTATCAGTATCAAAAACAAGAGTTCTTCTTAGAGACGGAAGACGACGAGGGTGAGCCAGGTCCAAACCAAATTACCGGAATTTTCTGACTTATAAAAAAGTGTCTGATACTAGAGTAACTGTAAACGGACTACGACATTACATTTGTAATGGTGTACCTAAGCCACTTCCGTCGGTAACGTCGATACTTAGTGCGACACAATCAGAATCCACGCGGAAAAAACTTGCTCACTGGAACAAGATGAAT